CGACCGTTCAGACCGATGGATGTACGACAAGGCCTCCTCTTCACAGAAAATCGATTCCCTAGTTGCCCTCACAATGGCCTTTCGCAGAGCGATGACTGGCCGTGGTAGAAGCAGCGGTGACCTACTGATAACCTAAAATGAAACTCGGAAAAAAATTCAAAGCATTTACCTCCTCTGCTAGGAACCCCTCGCAGTGGTTGATCGAAGCATTCGGCGGAACCAAGTCAAAGACAGGGGTCACAGTCACTGTGAACTCCGCACTTGGCCTTGCACCTGTAATGTACGCTGTCAACAAGATCAGCGGCCATATTGCACAGATGCCTATCGAGATCCAGAAGTGGGAGGCAGACGGAACCAAGCCTCGCCAGTACAACAACACATTCAGGCTGCTGAACAAGAAGCCTAACGAGATGATGTCTGCGTACCAGTTCAGAGAGATGCTCATGGTTCATTGCCTGATGACAGGCAACGGTCGTGCGTACATCGAGCGTAACAGCAATGGGACACCTATCGGCCTCATCCCTATCCTGCCATACAACTGCCAGACCTTGCTGGTTGGCGGACAGAAGTGGCACCTCGTCACGCAGGACAGCGGAACCACACAGGACTCTATCCCTGTCAAACTGAAGAAGGGCGAATACTACAAGATCCCTGACCGAGACGTTCTCCACGTGATGAACACCTCGTACAACGGCATCTGGGGCCTCCACGTCATCGACATAGCACGAGACGTGTTCGGACTGACCCAAGCAGGCCAAGAGGGTGCAGCGATCACTGTGGCCAACTCAGGGCGTCCATCGGTTGTCATTGAGGCACCTACAGGGATGTTCAGAAACGCCAAGGACAGCAAAGAGTTCTTGGACAACTTCAATGAGGCACAGCAGGGCATTGATAACACCGGCAAGGCTGCAATGCTTCGTGATGGGATGACCATGTCTACCCTGCCACTCAGTAATGCAGACGCACAGTTCTTGCAGCAGCGTAACTTCCAGAGGGAAGAGATTGCATTGCTGTTTGGCTTGGAGTCCATCATGGGTGACTCGACCGGACAGACATACAAGTCCATCTCCGAGCGAAACACTGCCTACATCAACAACTGCCTGTCACGTTGGTTCGCCAAGTGGACACAGGAAATTGAGAACAAGTTAATGCCCTACGGCAACTTGGAAGCAGTGTTCGATGCAAAGAAACTCATGCAGGGTGACCCTAACAGCCTTGCAGACTACACCGTCAAACTGGGAATGGAAGGCATTGCGACCATTAACGAGCGTCGATACATGCATGGGCTTGACCCAGTCGAGGACGGCGACAAGTTGCCTCACGAGATGGCACTAGAGATTGCTACGGTATCAGAAGAGAAGAAGGAAGCAGAAGGCGAAGAGAAGGAAGAGAAGAAAGAAGACAAATCAACTGACAAAAAGGAATCCTCCGATGAGGCTTGAAACGAACCCAGAGAATAAGACAATCGAGATGCGTGGGCCTATCGGAGACTTCGATGGCGGTATCTCGGCAGACGACTTCAGGGATGCCCTGAAGGACCACGCAGGTGCAGACGTGACCATCAAACTCGATTCCCAAGGTGGAAGCGTGTCAGACGGTCTTGCTATGTACAATGCGATCACACAGCACGAAGGTACTGTCACGGTCCATATCGACACAATTGCCGCATCCATTGCCACAGTTATCTGCTGTGCAGCCGACAAGGTGATCATCAATAGCACTGCTAAATACATGATCCACCGCTGTTGGACGCAGGCGATGGGCAACTGCAAGGACTTCCGAAGCACTGCTGACATCATGGAAATGATGGACAAAGACATTGCTTCGAGTTATGCAGACAAGACAGGGATTGGCGAAGAAGAACTGCTGGCAATGATGGATGCCGAGACATGGTTGTCTCCAGAAGAAGCCGTTGCACAGGGATTTGCTGACGAGATCAACCAGATCCAGCGTAAAACCCCCGTAAAAAGGGCAGAAGCGACAGAACCAACTATCCTAGCACTCGCACCTTGGGCAGTATCTGCCAAGGCAAAAGCGGTTGCTCGGAGGTTGAGAATGAATATTAAGAAGTAGTGGTTTATCGCATGTTATGATTAACCTTGCTTCGGCGGAAGAATACTTAACTAACTAACCCGAACGAGAAGAATATGAAACTTTCAGAGATTGCTGCCCGCCTTGAAGCGATCAGCGTAGAAGTAGAAGCACTGTCGGACGTGGCCCTTGAGGCTGGTGACAACAGTGAAGAGACACTTGCACAGATCGAAGCACTAGACCTTGAGTTCACCGGACTCAAAGCCAGCCAAGATCGTCAAGAGAAGATTCAAGCCCGTGTAGATGAAATCCTTGCATCTCGCGTTTCCCCTTCCGCACCTGCCATTGAGGTAGTTGCTAACATCGAACCTGAACTAGAAGAGACTACTGAAATGGACAAACTACCTGCCGCCGCTAAATACAACAGCAGTAACGTATTTGCTTCGAGCGAAGACGCTTACACTGCTGGCAAGTTCCTGATGGCAACTGCTGGCGACAAGAAGGCTCAATCCTTCATGGCAGCACAGAGCGAAGGCACTGACTCCGAGGGTGGCTTCACGGTTCCTACCCCACTTGCATCCGAGTTGATCAACTTGGTTGAAGAGTACGGCGTTGCTCGTAATGTTTGTCGTCGAGTTGTTATGGGAGCCCTGACTTGGGCCGTTCCTAAGTTGCTTGGACATTCTCAAATTTTCTACCCAAACGAGGCTGCATCCATCAGCGAGAGCGACTTGACCTTCGGTCAGGTTTCCTTGACAGCCAAGAAAATGGCTGGCCTTGTGAAAATGTCAACAGAGATCAGCGAAGACTCGCTCATCAGCATGACTGACACAATCGTACGTGACTTGGCTTGGGGCTTCTCGCGAGAAGAAGACAACAACTTGTTCACAGGTGGATCACTTCTTACTGGCGGAATCGAAGGCGATGCTGGAATTGCTGACACGAACGTTGCTTCGGTTGCAGCACTTGCTTTGACTGACCTGACTGCAGCCGTTGTTGCTTCAGGCCAAGAGCGTGGATTGAGCCCACAGTGGTACATGAACGCCACATTGTGGAACGGTCCTGTCCGCGACCTTCTGAACGCTGCTGGCGGAAACGCAATCGGCGAGATCAGCAGTGGCGTTGCTCCTAGCCTCTTCGGTTACAAAGTCAACTTGGTCAACGCAATGCCCGGTGCATCTGCTTCGACTTCCGGCGACTTGCTTTGCGTCTTCGGTGACCTGAGCGTTTCTCACTACTTCGGCGACCGCCGTGCATTGAACTTCAAAGTTCTCGATCAACTGTTCGCAGTAAACGATCAAGTTGGCATCATCTGCACACAGCGTGTAGACATCGCCAGCGTGAACCCAGAAGTTCTCAGCAAAGTCACCATCGCGTAGTGATTACTGTTAAATTCTTAAGGCCCCAAGCAGGATTCGCTGCTGGGGCTATCTGGCACACCGACAAACTCGGTGTTGCCAATACTTTGATTCAATTCGGTGCATGTGTAGAGGTAAAGGACAATGAACCCAAACTGGACACTGACGAGAACGTCAAGCCAAAGCGGGCTAGCCGTAAGCCTCGACGAAGCAAAAAATCATCTTAGAGTTAGCGGCTCTGATCAGGACGAGCCTATAACGCTGTTGATTGAATCTGCAACCGAACAATTGGAACGTGACATCAACCGTGGCATCCTTGCTACCACATGGCAGCAGGCAATGTACTCCTTCCCAGCCTCAGGCGACAAGATCGACCTGATGATGGGGATGAACACGAATGTCAGTTCGATCACGTATGTCGATACAGATGGCGTGACACAGACCCTCGACCCTTCCCTCTACTCTTACTCTGCTGGACGTGGGTGTGTGTTCAACACATCGTCCGATGGCTGGCCTGAAGTAAGCACAGAGGTTGTTGGCGACATGGTGTTTATCAACTTCTCGTGCGGCGTTGCAGACTCTGGATGCGTGCCACGTCTGATGAAGCAGGCAATTCTTCTTGAGGTTGGACGGGGTTACTTTGACCCTGCTCAGGAGAACGGTGCCAACACAGATAATGGGAAGTCTTACGAGAAACTGGTCATCAAACTTATTCGGAGTTCATACC